ACAGCCAATGTCTCTAGTTACAAATAAAGGTAGACCAGGTTATTCATCCTGGTCCTCTGATTTTTCTTGAGCTTTTTCTTTTTTTACTATTCTTATGCAAATCTGAACTAATAAATCATATAATTCATCCATGTTATAGTTTATGCGATAGATTCCAAATTATGTCTACTTTATCTGTTACAATAATTTTTTTAATTAAACTTTGCAATAATAGTCTTCTTTCTTCAAAGTTAGCCTCTGCCCAAATTTTATCAAAATTATCAATTAGTTTAAGCAATGCTTCAATTTCAATAATATCATCATTTGCTGCTGCCTCTACAAAACTATCTAAAGCATTTTGAAGAGATTTTTTTTCATTATATAGCTTTTCAATTCTTTCACTAATAGTTTTAGCTGGAATTTTATCTAGCTGATAAAGATCCATAAGCTTATCAATTTGTTTTTCTATGTCCTTAATTTTATTTTGAACAATTTTCCTTTCATCTATTTTAGTATCTGTTTTACGTTCCTCATAAGCTTTAATAAATTTCTCTTTATTAAATTTAATCTTTTTAATTTTCTTTAGCACTTCCGATTCTAATTCTTCCATCCTCCAGTACTTGCCTGGACAGTTAACATCTTTGACCATATGAATAGGTCTTTTAGCTACAGAATAACACACATAATAATGATTTTTATTTCCACTAGAACTTTTTGACCACATAGATTTTAATCTAGCTTTGCAATGGCCACACCAACAAAGTCCACCTAAAAGGTATTTTGATTTCTTAGTACTGTTGTTTGTTCTTTTTTTAATAATATCCTGTATTTCATTAAATTCTTTTTCTGAAATAATAGCGTCGTGGACGCCTTCAAAAACTTCATCTTTATATTTTACTTTGCCTGTATATATTGGATTTGTAACTATTCTTTGGATGCTTCTACCATGCCATTCACCATACTTCGTTTTCATCCCTTTTTTATTTAGCATATAAGCAGTTTTATTTTGCCCATACTTTTTATATAGCTTAAAAAGTTCTTTTATTTGTAATGCTTCAAATTCATTAATAATAAGTCTGCCATCAATTAAATCATATCCAATAGGAGCAGGTCCACCATTCCAATAACCCTCTTTAGCCCTTCTTTCCTTACCCATCTTAGTTCTTTCAACTATTGTGTCCCTTTCTAATTGTGCAAATACAGCTAGTATTCCCATCATGGCACGACCAAAAGGAGTAGAAGTATCAAAGTTTTCAAGAATTGAAACAAAATCTATATCATTTTCAAGAAATTTTTCTTCAACTAGATATAATATGTCCCTTTGATTTCTTGAAAGTCTATCAAGCTTATACACTAATACAGTATCAAAATTATTTAAGTTTTGTAATAGTTTTTGCAGAGCTGGTCTATCAATATTTGTTCCTGAAAAACCACCGTCAATATATATATCTTCAATTAACCAGTCTCTAAGCTTACAGTATGCTACGAGCTTATCCTTTTGCCCTTGAATGGAATATCCTTCCTTAGCCTGTTCTTCTGTTGAAACTCTTATATAAATAGCAACTTTTTTCATTATTAATTCTCCTTTAGAAATGCCCAAAATTTTCAAAATATTTCGTAAGCTATTGTATGTTCGGTCTATTTATTGTCGTATTTTGTATAATATTCGCTATGAGCGAAAAGGAAAAAAACTTCATTTACCGAATTAATTGTTGTAGCAAAATCTATATAAATATTATATAATAGAACACACGAACATGTGTTCGCTTTCTTAAACATGAGGGGGAGTGTTATGATTATCAAGTATATTTATTTAGGCGTTGACTACATAGAAAGACTAGTTACTAACAAAACAATTTATATTAATCTTGATTATAAAAAAGCAGCCTATTGAAATTTAGGTTGCTTTTATTTATTCTTTCTAATTACCTCTATTATTTTTTGTAAATCTTCGGGAGGGATTTCATTATCTTGAATTTCTTTAGCAAGTGTTATATATTTTAACTCTATTTCTTTAACTAAAGTTGGAATTTTGTCTCCTTGAATCGTGTACAACTCATTATTATCTGGTTTTATATATTTAGCTTTAATTAGTAAATCCTTCGTCTCCATATCCATTCCTTTAGCCAGCTTTTCTATAGTATCTATAGTAGGCTGTATAGAACTTTTGCTTCTAGGATCAACGCCTTTTCTAAGTTTTGCAACATATGAATGGCTAAGTTGACATTTATTAGCGAAATCCCTTAGAGATATATCATTCTTTTTTAAATATTCATCTATGATTTTGCCAAGTTCATTCATTTAACACACCTTCCCACAATATTATAATTAATATTTTATCATTATTTTGTCCACTATAAAAAACTTTTTTTAAAAAAATAGAATAACATGGTTGACACTTAATCAAAATAATAGTATATTATAAATGTAAACCAAATAGAACAAAATATACAGAAATGGAGGGTAGAATACACTATGGCGAACAAAATGCATAATAATATAGCAAAGTTAAGAAAGCAAAACAAATTAAGTCAAGAAGAATTGGCAGATTTATTAGGAATTACAAGACCTTATTTAAGTAAAATCGAAAATGGCAAAGTTAACCCTGGGGGTGATATTGTAGTAAAAATTGCGTCAATATTTGAAAAGCCGGTGGAAGAAATTTTTTTTACTTAGAATGTACACCATATGAAACAATACTATTATTTCATATTTATTGCATTTTGACTACTAGTAAATTAATCCAAGGAGTTGAGTGGTTTGGAATTTTATATTAAAGAATACAGAAACAGCAAAGGAATTTCTTTAAATGAACTTTCTAAAATGACAGGCATTTCAGCTAGTTATCTTTCAGAAATTGAAAATAATAAAAAGTTTGGGCTAGCTGTAATTAACTTGTGTAAAATTTCTGACGCTTTAGGCGTTCCACCTTACAGACTTTTTAGGTGCTAGGAGGGATTACTTTGGAAGATACATTATACAGGTTGTTAGTTGAAATTACAATAAGGATTGCAAAAAAGCAGAAGTGCAAAGATATAGACAAAAAACAATTTAGCATAACGGAAAAATAAAAACTATAAAAAAAAGGGGTCACTAAAGATGAAAAAGCCAGTATTTACTAAAAAGCAGATTAGGAGCAGGCGAAATTACAAGCTTAATAAAGCTACTGCTCATGCATTTTGGAATGCAAATTCGGTCTTTAAATTATTTTTTTAACATTTCAAAAATTTAGGCCATACATCTCCATTATAAGTATATGCAATAAAAACAATTCTTATTCATAGGGGGTGAAAAAAATTAAGCATGGCAAGAAACCAACCCTAAAGCAAAAAATTAGAATTAAAAACTATGGACTTAATCCTGATAACTGGCTAGTGGTTAAGGATTGCAGTGAGGTATTCGAGCTAGTACATAGGCAGTCAAGGAAAATTAGGAGGTTTAAGAAGGAGGTAAATTCATGCTAAATCTTGTAAAATCAGATATTTTTGGAGCAGTGCAATGTGATTTTTGGAAAGATGATAAAGGTAATGTATTAATGACACGTGAGCAGATAGGACGAGCATTAGGATATGCAGAGCCTAGAAAAGCAATTCAAAAGATTCATGAAAGAAATAAAGATAGATTAGACAGTTTTTCAGTTGTCACCAAATTGACGACAACTGACGGTAAGGCCTATGAAACATATCTTTACACCGCTAAAGGAATCTATGAGATATGCAGGTTTAGTCGTCAACCTAAGGCAGATAACTTTATGGACTGGGTATGGGATGTTGTTGAATCTATCCGACAACACGGAGCATACATGACAGAGGAAGTTATAGAAAAAGTACTGACAGATCCTGACACAATAATTAAACTTGCTACTCAACTTAAAGAAACCAAGAAAGAGCTTAAAGAAAAGAATAGATTCATCAACCAGCTAGCTGCAAGCGAGAATTCATTGCTCGTAAGAGAAGTTGCCAAGATAGCATGCAAAAACGGAGTAAATATTGGAGAGAAAAGACTTTGGGATAAGTTGAGAGAATGGGGGTTAATTTTCAAGCACAGCACAGAGCCAAGGCAAGAGTATGTTGATAGGGGATACTTTGAGGTAGTTGAGGGGGTTAGAGAGAGTTCAAAAGGCACATTCACCTACAGGACTACTAGAGTTACTGGGAAAGGCCAAGTTTATATCATAAAAAGGCTTGTAAAAGAAGTCTCTTAGGAGGGATGTAATGGATAAGTTTAATACTACACTTTTTTACATAGGACAAGCCATATCAGGCACAGGGCAAGACGATATGAATGAAATTGACGTTAAGAAAATAGAAGATTATCTTAATAAGTTCGCAATTATTGTAGCAGGAGAAGCAGCTAAACTATGGCTGCAAAGCTTAGACTTAGGAACCTACGAAGAAATCGAAACTGCAGTCATAGAATACTGTGAAATTTATTACGGAAGGGAGGTCGTCACTTGAACTACTGGGGATTATTCTTTATGGCAGCTTTAATTGGCATACCATTTACAATAGCAGGACTCGGAGTAATTTTGGAAATAAAAAAGAGCTCATAAAAGAGCCCAAGAGAAAATTAGCTATTTATATTATAACGGAAAACAAGTGATAAAACAAGGGGGCGTATTTATGCAATTAGAACCAATTGCAAAATTAACTAAAGACTTAAAAGAAGCTTCAAAAATACTATCCAGAATGGAAGCCAGATACTTAGTAGACACCTACTATCAAATACAAGAGTACAGGAAAGCGACAGCAAATCAAATTCGTAGCATGCAAGAAGCAGGCGAGCCATGTGAGGTTTTGACCTGGCTATTAGAAAATGTCAGAACACTAGAAAATCAAATCAAAAGAGCCCTTGACGCCTACACTCAAAGTGACGAGGTCGGTAGATGGATGCAAAGTATTGTAGGTATAGGCCCAGTAATAGCAGCAGGATTATTAGCTCACATTGATATAGAAAAGGCACCTACAGTAGGTCATATATGGAGCTTTGCAGGGCTAAGCCCTGACGCAAAATGGGAAAAGGGCAAGCTTAGACCTTGGAATGCCAAGCTAAAAACCCTTTGCTGGAAAATAGGACAATCCTTCGTAAAAGTTTCAAACAACCCCAAAGACATTTACGGAAAGATATACATATCTAGAAAAGAATACGAGCTCCAAAACAATGAAGCTGGCATGTATGCAGACCAAGCAAAGAAAAAACTAGAGACAACAAATATAGGCAAGAACACCGAGGCTTATAAGTGGTATTCACAAGGCAAATTACCACCAGCACATATACAACAAAGGGCAGAGCGATATGCAGTTAAGATATTCCTCTCACATTTACATGAGCTTTGGTACGAGAACCATTACGGAGAAAAGCCACCTAAGCCTTTTGCGATAGCCATTTTAGGTCATGGTCATAAGATAGAAAGACCATAGTTGAGTGAGCCAAATCGACTGAGAGTGCCAAATGGGTGGAGCGAATCAAGGTCTGTGATAGTAACACGAAGTACGAATGAAACACGATGTCAGATAGTATCAAATAAATAGAGTGAGCCAATAATCCACGAAAGCTACAAGATAGAAGAGCGAACCCATTAAAAAAGAGAGTGCCATATTTAGAGAGTGAACCAAACTACATGAAAAAAGCATGTAATAAGAGTGAGCCAAATTGTCAGAAAGTAACACTCGTGATGAGCGAACCATGTGTAGCGAGAGTGCCAAGTTAGGTGAGTGAGCCATGAATGTAGAGAGTGCCAAAAATCCGGAGTGAACCAATAAATTAGAAAGCAACAAAGTCTATGAGTGAAATTAAATTAAAGGAGGCGAATCAATTGCAAATCAAGCTAAATTGGATAAGACTTAAAAATTTTAAAGGCATAAAAGAATTTACCCTTAATGCACAGGGCTTAAACGTCAATGTCCTAGCCGACAATGGAAGGGGAAAAACAACCCTCCAGGATTCATTCTTCTGGCTTTTATTTGGCAAAGACAGTACAGGCAGAGACGGAAAAACAGCCAAAATAAAGCCTCAGGACGAAAACGGCAAAGACATACATCATCTTCAAACAGAGGTAGAGGCAGAGCTTCTAGTTGACGGAAAACCCCTCAAGATTAAAAAAATGCAGGAAGAGAAATGGACTAGAAAAAGAGGCTCCGACACCAAAGAACTTACAGGAAACACCGTCAACTACTGGTGGGATGAAGTGCCAGTCAAAGAGAGCGAATTTAAGCAGAAATCTAGTCTATTGCTAGATGAAAACATCTTCAAAATGATTACAGACCCATTTTATTTTAATAGCCAAATGAAATGGCAGGACAGGAGAAGGCTCCTTCTTGAAATATGTGGCGACGCTAGCCAAGAAGAAGTAATAGCCTCAGATGAAAAACTTGCAAAGTTGACTGAAATTCTTAGCGGCAAGAGCATAGAAGACTATAAAAAAGTTCTAGCAGATAAAATAAAAAGGCTGAAAAAAGAGAAGGAAGACATACCACCAAGGATAGACGAGCTAACCCGAGGACTTCCAAACACTGAAGAAGATTATTCAGAAATAGAAAAAGAAGTCGAAAGATACAAAGACATACTAGCAGGCATAGAATCAGAAATGACAAATGCCAATGCAATTGTAGAGGCCTATAAACAGAAACATGAAAAATTATATGCACTTAAAGGCCAGCTAGAAAGAGTTAAATCCAGAATTGATTCAGAGGCTGGAGCTACAAGAAGGAAGCTGCTTGAAGAAAAATCGGAGCTTGAAGAAGGAAAATACACACTAGAATCGAGCATTAGAACCCTTCAAAGAATTATTAAAGAGAATGAAGACACGATTCAAAACAATTCAAAATTAAGAGAATCCTTGGTAAAAGAATGGAATTCCTTAAAAGCAGAAAAATCAGAGGTCTTGAAGGAAGAATTTCAAGAGCCTCAGGAAGATTTTATCTGTCCTACATGTAGGCAAGAACTCCCTGAGGAAACTAAAGAAGCCAAGCTCGAGGAAATGAGGAGCAATTTTAGGCATCAGATTAAAAATAAAATAACTGCCATTGACTTGAAAATTAAAGAAAACGAATCTAAGGGCTTTTCTCTTAAGGCTAGTACTGAAACAGCTCAAAAAGCCATTGAAGATTCAAGTATCGAGCTAGAGCAGAAAAGAGAATCGCTCCTTAAGCTAATAAATAAAATACGTGAAATAGATCAAGAGCTCCAAAAACCAGTTGACCAACCAGACTACTCAAAAGACCAAGAGTACCTATCATTAGAAGAACAAATATCCACCTTACAGTCAGAGCTTGAGAGGCCAATAGAAGATACAACCATAGCACTTCGACAAAAGAAAATCGAAATCCAGCAAAAAATAGACGAGTGCAATACTATATTAAACACCAAAGACGTTATTGAAAAGAACAAAAAACGTATTGAGGAATTAAAGGCAGAAGAAAAAAGAATTTCCGCACTTATAACAGAGCTAGAAGGACATCAATACCTATTAGAGAGATTTGTAGTAGCTAAAGTAAACTACCTTGAAGACAAGATAAACAGCAAATTCAAGTCAGTAAAGTTCAAAATGTTTGAAGAAAACATCTCAAATGACGGAATCAAAGAATGTTGTGAGGCTTTGGTCAATACCAATGGCTCCTATGTGCCTTTTGCTGACGCTAACCTAGCAGGAAAGATTAATGCAGGCTTAGACTGTATCAATGCCCTAGGAAACTACTATGGGGTTGTTGCTCCCATATGGATAGACAACAGGGAATCCGTAAGTGAAATTATAGACACCAACAGCCAAATAATTAACCTTATCAAGCCCCCAAGCTGGGACGAGCTAGATAAGGATGTCCAAAGAGCATTAGCAGGAGTAGAGGCAAAAGAACAACTCACCATTGAAGACATGGCAGCTATCGAAAGGGCTAAGAAGGCTTGGAATGATAAGAATAAGGTGCTTAGAGTGGAGGCTGAGGAAAATTGAAAAGAAAAGAATACGCACTCTATAAAGGCGAAAATATTCTAGCTATAGGCACCATAGGGGAAATTGCAAAGGAAATGGGAGTACAAAAAGAAACCATAGCATACTACAAGACACAAGTTTACCAAAACAGGCTCAAGAGAAGAAACGCCATCAATGGCAATGTTAGGATGTTAGTGCTTTTAGATGAGGAAGATGATTAAAGGAGGTAAAGCAGTGCTAAAAGATATTGAGCTTAAGATAAAAAGTCTCAAAGAAGAGTATAGCCTAGAAAATCAACGACATGAAAAAGAAGTTAATAGAATAATTACTGCGATTAAAAAGGCTGAAAAAGAGAAAGATATTGTGCTTGCAGGGTTTAATAAAGATAAAATCGACATAGCTCAAGCAATTATCTATTGCAAAGGCATAAAAACAAATTATGGCAAAGGAGACACTATAAAAACCGTTAAAAACTGTATAAATGACGTGCTAGATGGCTTTAAACAACTTAAAAAAGGATATTTTGGTTGTAAAAACTATTATGATTTTATTTGCCAAGGCTCTAATCATCCCTACGGTTTTGGCCCTAGCCACGGAAGTATAGTTTTTGAAATTGGACTAAAGCAAAGTTTCAGAATGGAACCTGAAAAGATAACAGACATCCAGGTTGACGCAATTCTATATCACTTAAATATGATAAGTGATAAAAAATATAGGGATATAGTTTTTCAAGATTAAATACAAGGAGGACTAAGTATGTCAAATGAGGTTGAGGAGAAAATTTATAATCCATCTTTAGCTGCTAAAAAACAGAAAGAGTTTTGTAAAGAAAATGGATATCCGCATTTTGCTCCTGAAACAGGTCGATGTTGGAAATGTTCTAGGAATATTTATGAACCATATGAGCACAAACATAGTGGGCATATTACTGGAATTACTGTTGAAGAAGCGACTAATGAATTAGTAACTGGTTGTCCACATTGTTATAAAAGTTATTGCGATTAAAGAAAAGGAGGACTAAACATTGAAAAAATTCAAAAGCAAAGCTGGTTATACAGTCTATGAAGCCACTGCAAAAGATACAGAAAAGCTAGGCGGCTGTGGTATTTGTGATTCTTGCAGCTCTTATTCTGAAAAAGGATACTTAATACCTGTTATGAACCACTATCATTGCCCTGAATGTTTCAAAGAATGGGATAAAAGAGCAAATTATTATCCAGAAGACTTGGCGATCGAAGAAAAAAATGAAGCCTATTATGATAGTGTATTTGGATTTGATATTGAGACAATTAAGTCTAAAGAGGAACTTGGAGAAGAACTCTGCGATTATTGCCCTTTGCCAGAAGAATTGAAAGGGGTTCATAATTATGGAGGTCTACCAACAATGTGTTGTGATAATGGACCTTGTGATGAAGCTTATGAAAATTATTTGGAAGAGTTAAAGGAGGACTAAAAATGTCAAAAAATCAAGTAGCGACTAGAAAAGAAGAACTAACCATGAGCGAACGCTTCACTAATAAAGTTATAGCAGAATTCAATAGTGGAGTAGGTGAAGTAGCTCTTAGCGATTCTCAAAAGAGACTGGCCCAAAACTATTTCATGGGTATTGACTTAGCCCTTAAGACAGCCGAGGCTAATAGACTTCGAAAGAGTGAAAAAGACAGAGACCCAGTGTCTGTGACCTGGAACAATATAGACATGGAAAAACTCGCTAGAGATGTTGTCACATATGCCAGAATAGGGCTAGACCCTATGCAAAAAAACCATATTCATCCTATCCCCTTCAAGAACAACAACACAGGCAAATATGACATATCCTTTATAGAAGGCTATAGAGGACTAGAACTCAAGGCAGTAAAATATGGGCTTGATGTCCCTGACGCTGTAATAGTAGAGCTCGTATACGAAAACGACAAATTCAAGCCAATTAAAAAGGACATGAAAAACTCCATAGAATCCTATGAGTTTGAAATTGTCAACCCCTTTGATAGAGGTAGTATTATAGGCGGATTCTACTATCATATCTACAATGAAAATCCTGAAAAAAATAAATTAGTTATGTTCAGCATTAAGGATATTGAAAAGAGAAAGCCTGCTTATGCTTCAGTAGAGTTCTGGGGTGGAGAGAAAGACATCTGGGAAAATGGTAAGAAAACTGGTAAAAAAAAGCAAGTCGAAGGCTGGTACGAGCAAATGTGTTGGAAAACTATCTATAGGGCTGCGTACAATGACATCACAATAGATAGTCAAAAAATAGATGATAACTATCTAAGGATGAAACAGCTAGAAAACGACACTACAGAGAAGCTAGTCGAGGCAGAAATTGAAGAAAAAGCCAACAAGGAATACATAGATATTGATGAATACGAGGACGTTGTAGATGAACCAGAGCTTATTGAGCCACAAGAAGAAATGCCTATACCTGATGAGCCCGAACAGGTAACCATCGAAGAAGGACCTGGATATTAGAAAGGGGGTGCAAGTTATTATGCCAAAGATTAACCTGCAAGACTTATCAAATGGAGCAGTAGCCGAGAGAATCGACATCGAGCTGCAAAAAGTTTTGGAGAATATAGCTGACCCAAACACCGACCCAAAGAAACCTAGAAAGCTCCAAGTAGTTTTAACCTTCAAAGCAGATGACAATAGGGATATTGCAGCATTGACAACTCAAGTAAAATCAACATTAGTTCCTGCAAGGCCATCAGAAACTAAGATTATTCTTGATTACGACGAAAGAGGTAAAGTTACAGGAGCAGAACTCAAGTCAGGGCAGAAAGGTCAGTTATACATAGACCAGGACGGAGAAGTAGCTGATGATAAAGGCGAAAAAATAGTGAATTTCAAAACAAGCAAAGTTAAATAGAAGGGGGAAATAAAAATGATTAAAGAGGCATTGCAATATTTAGTTGGATTAGGAAAAGCAAATTTAAACGAAATTAATGGCGAGCAGTACTCAGATAAACCACTTCATAAAATCGCACATCCACTTGTTGAGCCACTGAGAGTAAGGAATTTATCGGCAGTAGTAGAGTATCTCAAATCCAAGTTTGATTATGGTGAAGTATCAGAAGAGAGATTAATGGTTCACATCGAAAGTCCAACCTCTATAAAAATCTATGAGGAGCTTAATATCAACGGAAATAGAAATGAAGTTGTACATGCTATAGCTCTAATTCCAGATTTCAGATTTGACAATTGGTATGACGCTGAAAATTTCAATATCAAAATGCAATCCTGCTTTGTAAATAACGAGGACAAAGAAGTAGTATTAAAGGTTGTAGGAAATATCAAAGAAGATAATGTTCAAACTGTTGGTGATGACGGAGTATCCCAAGCTGTAACTGCAAAGATAGGAGTAGCTGCTGTTGCAAAGGTTCAAGTTCCAAATCCAGTTAAATTAAAACCTTTTAGAACCTTTGTCGAGGTAGAACAACCTGAAAGCGAATTTATTCTTAGAATGAAAAGCGGTCCTCACTGTGCTCTATTTGAAGCTGACGGCGGAGCTTGGAAACTAGAAGCTATGAACAACATTAAGGCTTATCTAAAAGAATGTTTAGAAGAAGAAATTGCTAGCGGAAGAATTGTTCTTATAGCTTAGGGTGTTATTTATGAAATCTATAGAACAGATTTTGAAAGAAAAACGAGTATTAATTCAAAGAGTTGGTTCGGACGGAGGGTATGCAATCGCATATCTTCCAGGAACCAAAAAACCATTTAATATTATATTTAGCTTTGGTGGAGGCTGGGATCATGTTTCAGTTAGCTATGTAAATAGATGTCCTACCTGGGATGAAATGTGCTACATTAAAAATATTTTCTTTGATGAAGAAGAATGCGTAGTTCAATATCATCCTCCTAAATCAGAATATGTAAATAACCATCCGTATTGTTTGCATATGTGGAAGCCTCAAAATCAGGAATTACCTACTCCACCAAAGGAATTTGTATAAGGGGGCTAGCTATGAAGTTTAGAGTTTTAGCAAGTGGTTCTAAAGGAAATTCTTATATATTAACCTCTCCTACAGGGAGCCTGTTGTTAGAGGCAGGTATCCCTTTTAAGGAGATTCAAAAAGGGCTGGATTTCAATCTATCAGATGTATTAGCATGTCTAGTAACTCACGAACATAACGACCACTCTAGGGCGGTTCTCGACGTTATGAAAGCCGGTATAGACTGTTACCTTAGCCAAGGAACTATAGAAGCTTTAGATATTCCATATAGCCAAAGCTATAGAGCTATTCCAGCAAGAGAAGGTTTTCAAATAAACTTTGCAGATTTTACTATTAAATCCTTCAAGACAGAACATGACGCCAAGGACCCTAGGGGATTTTTAATCCAATACAGGCCGACTAAAGAAAAATTACTATTTTTAACTGATTCGTATTATTGCAAATACAAATTTAAGAATGTGTTAGGGTTCGCTATTGAATGCAATTATATCAAAGAAACCTTAGATAAAAATATAGAAGCTGGCTACATCCACGAAGCTATGAAACCAAGACTATTAAAATCTCATTTCAGTCTAGAAAATGTGAAGAAATTTCTTCAGGCCAACGATTTGAGCCAATGTAGGGAAATAATACTCCTGCATTTATCGGATTCAAATTCTGACGCTTCTAGGATGATAGAGGAAATTCACGAGCTAACAGGTGTTTTGCCCAAGGTGGCTCAACCTGGTTTAGAAATCGAGCTTAGGATGTACCCATATTGAAAGGGGGATTAACTTGTATAGAAAAAAACAATCGCTTGCATGGTTATATTTTCTATGTGTGATTTTTATTATATTTGCTTTTAAAACAGTGTCAAGCGAATGGGAAAAAGAAATTCAAATTCTTAAAGAAAATAACAACAGTTTAGAAAGGCAAATCGAAGCCTTAGAGCAAGAAATAAAAATATACCAAGAAATAATTCAAAGAGAAAGGGCCTACATAAAAGAGCTTAAGGAAGAAAACGAGCAGCTAAGGACTATAAGGGCAAGAATTACAGCTTATAGTCCTATGGATAATAAATCAGGGATATGTGCCGACTCTAACCCTACATCCACCGCTACAGGAGCCTATCCAAAAATAGGTATAGTGGCAGTAGATCCTAAAAAAATTCCATATGGTACAAAATTAATCATACCTGGATATGGTCCAGCTATAGCAGAGGATACTGGAGGACTCATTCGCTCCTATGACGGAGTTGCTATTGATGCGGTTATGAACACATACAATGAGGCTATGTCCTGGGGAGTTAGATATTTAGATATCAAGATAATTCTTTAGAGAGGAGGATGTTTTGTGTGGGTTAGAAGTCAAGACAGGACAATACTTGCAAACTGTATTGAATTTCATGCGGTAGAAAAAGAGGTAAGAGGGGTAAGCCAAAACAGTAATAGTATTGGATTCCTTTTAGGAAAATACAATTCAAGTGAAAGAGCTTTAGAAGTGATAGATGAATTACAAGAAAAGTTAATCGAACAACAAGCTATCAATAACAGCAAATCCCATTATATAAGAAGATATGCAGTTTACGAAATGCCTAAAAGGAGTAGGTGATATGAGATGGCAAGACCAACAAAAACAGGCCTGGATTACTTTCCGTTGGATACAGACATTGACCAAGACGACAAAGTTATGCTAATTGAGTCGGAACATGGACTAAAAGGTTTCGCTGTTTTAGTGAAATTATTAATGAGAATCTATGATAACGGTTATTTTTATGAGTGGTCAAAAAAGCAACAATTATTACTTTCTAAAAGAATTAATGTCGACGTTAACGAGATTAATGTAATCATAAACTCCTGTATTGAGTGGGGATTTTTTGATAAATATATGCTTGAAACCTATGAGATTCTAACATCTAGAGGTATTCAAAAAAGATTTTTAGAAGCTACAAAGCGTAGAAATCGAGTAAAAATAGATAAAAAATACCTATTGTTGGACTTAACAGAGGTTAATGTATACAAGAACTTAATTATTGTTGACAATAACTCAATTAATGCAAACATTAATCCCCAAAGTAAAGTAAAGAAAAGTATATATAAAGAAAAAGAAAAAGAAGAAGATTCAAAGACCGAAAATCCTCTAACGGATAGTGGATTCAAAAAAGTAGTGGATATTTTTAATAAAAACATTCACCCAATTACACCCTTTGAAGGAGAAATACTATTAAGCTGGCTTGATAAACTCGATGTGGGGGTAATAACCGAAGCCGTAAGGGAAGCTGTTAGAAACGATGTTAGAAACATTAAATACATCGAAAAAATCCTTGAGGATTGGCATTTCAAAGGCTTGAATTCTAGAGAAAAGGTTGAGGCTTATCTTCGTGACTATAAAGACAAGAAAAACAAAAAAAATTCTAAACTAGGACGCAATACCTTCATGACTAATAGAGAAAAATCCATGGAGGCTATCAAGGAATTCCTAAGCGAGGATGAAGAATTGGAGGGAGGCTAAATGAACAAAAAAGAGTTTGCAATTATAGTGGCAGCAATTGAGCACACCTATAAAACACAACCAGTCACAAAAGAGACTATGAAAATCTGGTATGAATGCCTTAAAGACATTGATTATGAAATAGCTGACAAAGCAATTCAAAAAATAATTATGACAAATAAATTTTATCCATCTATAGCCGAGATAAGAGAAGCTTGCTACGAGCTCATTCATGGCGAGCAAATTTCAGGAGAGCAGGCTTGGAATATTTTTAAAAAGCACATAAACTTACATAGTACCCATGAAGATTATGAAAAGCTTAAAGCAGATTATCCTGAAGTTTATAAAATAGTTTCCCATCTAGGAGCTAGAGACTTACTTATGGGAAATCCAAGTTTTGTTAGACCTGAATTCGAGAGGATATTTAATCAAAGTCAAGATAGCTCAAAGAAAAATAAGCTAATCTCCGAGGGGTTCGACAAAGACATCCAAGCCCTAAAAGATAAAATATATTCCAATATGAGACTAGGTGATGGCAGTGAAATATAAATGTTTAATTTGCCTTGATAAAGGCTTCATAGTATACAACAAAAAAGTTGACGACAAAATATATCAATACGTATCCCATTGTATATGCGAAAAAAGCTTGGATTTTAGATACGACGGTAATAAATGCGGAGAAAGAAAAAGTCCATATTATATAGCTAGTATTGAAAGAGATTTTGATTTAAAAGAACTGATTAAGGAAAACTTAGCGTTTTTATGTCAAACCTATGGAGAAGAAAAAGTTTTAAAGAAATATAAAAACGCCATACCAGAAAAGGGGGATAACCTTGACTAGAAATGAAAAGCTATCGGCTATGATTATAATATCGCTGCTATTAATCCTGGTCCTATTTTCAAGAATCCAGGTTGACCTAGAGCAAGAGAATGACGCATTAAAAGCAAAAATAATTGAAATAGAAAACCAAGGAAACAGGATTCAAGAGCTCGAGCAAAATATCCAAGAATCAAAAGAATATAGGCAACAGCTAGAAAAACTAGCTAGCACCCTTGATGAAAATATAAAAATTCTAAAGGAAATGCTCCAGGAGGAATAAGTTATGGGAAGATATCCTATTCCAATCACAGATAGAGAAAAGAAGCATTCTGAAGAAAATGAAAAAGCTAGCGAATGTCTAGTATATTATGTGGACCCAAAGAAACTTGAAGAAATGTACCCAACCAAAAGGGAAGAAAAAGAACCTGGCTCAGTTAATTGGAAATGGTTTACGAAAAATAAGGAGGAAGAAAAAGTGAGTAAAGATAGATTAACAGTTGAAATGGTAAGACAGGAACTTCAAGCTGGATTAACTGCTACAGATATAAGCGAAAAATACAACAAAGACATGAGAGTTATCAAAAGAATGGTGAAGCAAGCTCAAAGGTCAAATAAAGTACCAGAACCACAAACAGAACCAATAGAAGTTGAAGAGAGAGAAGAAACTGCTGCAACTATACAAGAAAATCCTTTCACAATAGAGACTATGGAAATCAACGGTAAACTATTCAAATACAGAATCCAAGGCACTAGCATAGTCGCTATAAGGGACAACCGTACAATGAAATTTGATAAATCAGAGCTTGATAGCGTTATCCAAGAGCTAAATCAGCTTAAAAACGTTATTACTAATCCAAAGCAATAATTTAATTTTTGAAAAGAAGGTGAGCCAATGTTAGGCAAACTCACTAGGAGAGAAAAAGAGGTTTTAGAGTGTCTTGCTAGTGGATTTTCTAATTGCGAAATAGCATGCGAATTAAATATTAGCATTAAGACTGTTAAAAATCATCTTATAAACATCTACAGGAAATTAGACGTAAATTCAGACAGGCAGGCAATAGCTATTTTTTATAAATCAATTTTTGGAGGCGTGAAAAATGAAAGATATTAATCAAATAATCAATGAAAGAAAAGAGCTAGTAGAAAAGCTTAGCTGCATTGATGAAGCTATAAATGAAAGAAGAAAGGAAGCAATGATAAATGCTCTAGCAGATGCAATTCATGAGTATTTTGGTTCGCATAATGTGGTTGTTGAAGATAGGAATTTAAAATGGCGTGAAGACGGCAAAGAAGAAAAGATAGACATATCACAAATTTACAACCTTGAATTAAGTAAAGAAAGTATAAAAGCAAGATTTTTTGAAGAAGATTGTTCCATTTCATATATAAAAATTTCAGAGCATGGAGTTGAAATATATAACTTTGGCTAAGGAGCTGATATCATGGCAAAGTCAAAAGAATGCAAAACATGTGAGCTCAACAGAGAAGGTTGTGTAATAAACAACCAAGAAGGCTTTGAAAAGGGAGGTTGCGGAGCCTGGGTTGAGAGGAAGGGGAATATAGGTGGCTATAAAAATAATAAATAGCTTTGATGTTTCGGTTAAGGCTTTCGATAAAGACTATTATGCAAGGATATACCACATAAAAACACCTTATAAGCTCAAAGCTGGAAATAGAATATTTAGAGTTAATTATCAAAATAGAGGAATAGTCTGGGATGATGTAAAGATTTTAGAGATCACTGATACTGATATAACTATAGGAGACCATTGGCTTTATAAAGATATGGTATTTACCCTCAGATTTGACCAAGAGCCAAACTATGATGAAATATTTTGGGAATCCTATTTAAGCCAAATAAAGCCAGAAAAAAGGCAATTAATTTTTCAACCATTCCCACTGTTTAATAAATTGCCTGATTTTAAAAGCCCTAAAAAATGGACATTAGAAGATTTCTATACCCAAAGTGGATGCGATTCAATAAAAGATATTGAATTCAAAGAATATCTTCGGAATTTTGAAAATCTGGTTAATATGCAAATAAGCTTAATCTAAAGGGGGATAGATATGCCTTACGGTACACCATGGACTAATCAAGAGCAAGAATATCTTGAGACATATATAGGCACCAAAAGTCTTGTGAGCATAGCCAAAACCCTTAAGAGACCATACTTCGGAGTATTAGGAAAAGTTGAAAAAATGAACATAGCAAATACCAAGCAACAAACAGGAATGCTCACGGTTAATGAATTGGCCAGTGCCTTAAACATAGACTGGAAAGTCATAGATAGATGGATAAAACAATATGGACTAAAAGCAGTTAAGAAAAGAACGAGAACTACAGCAAGATTTATTTTTATAGATATTAGTGAGTTTTGGAAATGGTTATATAAGCACCAGGATTTATACAACAGTAATCGAATGGAAAAGAATATTTTAGGTGAGGAGCCAGAGTGGTTTATAGAAAAAAGAAAAAGAGACGCTATAGAGTACCCTGTCAAATATCAAAAATACTGGACAACAAAGGAAATTAATTTACTCAAAACCCTTTGGAATTCAGGGAAAACAGTAAGAGAAATACATGAATATATGCAGCATAGAAGCATGTCAGGCATTCAAAGGAAGCTCAGCAGGTTAATAGAGCAGGGAGAACTCGAAAAGCATAAAAAGGGTGATTTTTACACGCCAAAAGAAGAAGAAATTGTTATCAGATTAGTAAAACAAGGAAAGACCTATGAGGAGATAGGAAAAATCCTAGGCAGAAGTAAATCAAGCGTAGGTCATAAGATTTTAAAACTAAGAGCTAGTGGAGTTGAGATTTAAAAAAAGGAGGTAAACAATGGAACTTTATCATGACCATTTTCAGAACTATAAACGATATAACATACCTAAAGCACAGCTAATAATAGCTGATATACCATACAATATTGGGAAAAATGCTTATGCTTCAAATCCAAGCTGGTATAAAGATGGGGACAATAAAAATGGTGAAAGTGAATTAGCGGGTAAAGCATTTTTTGATACAGATAACGATTTTAGAGTATCTGAATTTATGCACTTTGTAAGTACAATGCTTAAAAAAGAACCGAAGGAAAAGGGACAAGCAGGATGCATGATAGTGTTTTGTGAGTTTGAACAGCAATTCATGTTAATAGAAAAAGCTAAGGAGTATGGATTTAATCACTATATAAACCTTGTATTCAGGAAAAATTATTCGGCTCAAGTATTAAAGGCAAATATGAAAATTGTAGGTAATTGTGAGTATGGATTACTTTTATACAGAGAGAAGTTACCTAAATTCAATAATGCTGGGAAAATGATATTTAATTGTATGGATTATGAAAGAGATACAACAACTCCAAAGATACACCCAACACAGAAAAGTATACATGTTATAAAAAATTTAATCAACATATTTACAGATATAGGGGATGTAGTAATTGATCCATGTGCTGGTAGTGGGGTTACTCTATTAGCTGCTGAACAGTTAGGTAGAAAATCTTATGGATTTGAAATCAAAAAACAATATGTAGATGCCTTTAATTCAAAACTAGCTAAAAATGTTCAGCGTTCTATATTTAATATTCAATTAGAACTTCAACAGGCAGTACGCAAAGGGTTAGCATAAGTAAAGTTTGTATTTAGTCGTGCTCAAAAGGGGTGATATATTGATAACTGCAAAAAGCTATTTTTCAGGTGCTGGTGGAATGGACTTAGGTTTAATTGAAGCTGGAATAGATATTATACAAAGCTATGAAATAGACAATACATGTTGTGAAACTCTTAAAAATAATTTTGATCATGAAATACTCCAAAAAGATATAACGAAAATAACGGTATTAAACCAACCAGAAGCTGATATTTATGTAGGAACTTTCCCATGTACTAGATATTCAGTAGCAGCAGACATAAGAGGCACTAGAACAGGTGATGATTTATTCTTGCACTTTTTTAGACATATAGCTTTAGCAAAGCCGGAAATGTATATAGTTGAGAATGTACCAGGGATGAAGAAGTTTAGGGTAGTAATGGAGGCCCTGACAAGATTACCAGATTATTATGTGAGAGTAGAATGTCCTGTTAATTCTGACATGTGGCTACCACAGAAAAGGGAAAGATTAATCTTGATAGGTACTAAAAGGCCATTTGATAACTTGGACTATCCCGAGGAAAGACCTTTAAGACTTAAAGACATATTAGAAAAGGACCCGGATATAAATATTCCAAATTATGTTTATAAAAGACTTAAAGGAGCATATAGAGATAAACCTATTATATCGGACCCAAACACAGATGATTTAGCCCCATGTTGTGTGGCCCATTACTCAAAGGATGTTTCTACAAGGCTTGTTAAGGATGGTAATAGACTAAGGCCATATACTCCAAAAGAATATGCAAGGTTGCAAGGCTTTCCAGATAGTTTTAAGTTTTCAGGCAGTAATAGTGCTATATATAAGCAAGTCGGTAACGCTGTTCCAGTACCAATGGCTAGGTGGATAGGAGAACAGGTAAAAAAATATTTTAATAGTTAGATACTAGAAGTTTAGTGAGAGTGAGGGAGATTAATGAATAAATCAAAGATTGAGTGGGCAGATTTAACATGGAATCCTATAACAGGATGTTTACATGGACGCGAATATTGTTATGCTAGAAAAATTGCACAACGTTTTGCTCCAAGACTTGAAAATGGAACTATTGCTGAAAGTGGAAAATTACATGATGTCGGAAATACAAATATACCTTTTTCTTTTGGTTTTGACCCAACCATTTATAGAAATAGATTAGATGAACCACTAAAGAAAACTAAACCTTCTAAGATATTTGTTTGTAGTATGGCAGATTTATTTGGTGAGTGGGTACCGGATGAATGGATATGGGAAGTATTCAATGTTGCAATGGAATCAAATCATAAATATTTATTTTTAACTAAGAATCCTAAAAGATATGACAAGGCTGTAGACTACTTTTGTGGTGAAGAGAGAGGCTCAGAGCCTGAACACTGGAATAATTTCTGGTTTGGTACCACAATTACATGTCAGGCTGATACTGAGAGGATAAAGCCTCTTACAAGCTTCTCAGAGGGGCATAAGTTTTTAAGTATTGAGCCGTTAATGGAAGAAGTAAAACTTGATTTATCAGAATATATTTGTCCGAAATGTGGATCATATGAAGTTTATAGAGATAGATTTGGAAATCTTCCACCATACTTTTGTGATGATTGTGGAGAATGGGAAGGTTATAAACCCAAGCCAGCTATAGAATGGAATATTTGAACAAGTAGGAAATTTAGCATTGCAGATAGCACAAGCAAATAATAACAAAATAGCAGAAGAAATAGTAAAAAGGGTTAATGAGTATGATGAAATAAAAAAAGATGCTAAACATTTTAGAGATATAGCAGTAAAAAGAACTAATCAAATAAAAGAAGCACAAGCACAAATTCGTGAATTAACAACGGAACTTAAAAAAGCTATTGATACTTTGAAATGGGTACAAGACAAAAGCTTTGGAATGAAAACAGAGGATATGCTTGATATTGAGCATGCCGATAAGGTGTTAGAAGAAGCCGTAGAGGCTATAATTCTAAACGGCAATACAGAGAATGGAAAAGCTAAATTCTTCAAAGGTTACAAACCTAATTATTATTTTAAAAATAAAGACGATAATGAATTAGATGAGTTATTTAAATGGGGAGAGGAAGTTGCTAAAAAAATCGAGGAGGCTGAATAATGAAAAGTCTAATAACAATAAAGCTAGAAACTGAAAGCAAAAAAGAAGCTATAGAAATATTAGCTCAAATAGGGATACTGGTAATTAATAATGATGAAAAGATTAAGGGATATGAAATAGAACATAAAATTGAAGCCGAGGGGTTGGAGAAAGTGGAAAAACCGATACTATTTAATACAGAAATGGTAAAGGCGATACTGGAAGGAAGAAAAACTCAAACTAGAAGAATAGTAAAGCCACAACCAAAGAATTATATTGTATCTTGTCATTATTCCTCTACTGGATTTGCAGGAACTGATACGGAAGGTAGATGTAGATGCTCTAGCGAAGAATACAAACCACCTTACAACATTGGCGACATCCTTTGGGTTAGGGAAACATGGTCGCCAGTATGGGTAATACCTAAAAGATATTTGTATAGAGCATCACCAGAAGATGTCCCTGAAAATACTCCGATTAAATGGCATCCAAGCATCCACATGCCACGGAAGGCAGCAAGAATATTTCTCAAAGTAACTGATGTTAGGGTTGAGAGATTACAAGATATAACAGATAAAGATGCTAAAGCAGAGGGGATAAAATATCCAGTAGTCGATTCATTCAATAATATTCTTGATAATGGATATAGATTAGCATTTTCTGATATATGGAATAAATTATATAAAAACTGGGAGGAAAACCCTTGGGTGTGGGTTGTAGAGTTTGAGAGAGTTAAGGAGGTTAAGTGATGAAACAACATATAACTGTAGAGCAGTTAGCCGAATTAGAACTAGATTTAAGAGAAACGGATAAAATTATTGATAAGTTTAATTTGCCTAGAGTATCACTTGACTATATGGATTTA